ATGCGGGTGGGGGTACAGAACTATTCAGGATCACTGAAACAGAATGTACATACAGATTTAATAAAATTTGGCATACAGGGAACGATGGTGAAGGATCCGGCATGAATGCTGATTTACTGGATGGATTAGAATCCCATGAATTTTTACGTACTGTCCACCCCGGGTATGCCGGTATTCTAGTTTCAACCCCCGATTCATTGGGGACAAAGATGCGGCTGTACAGTGGATATGAATTTGGTATCCAACCTAGTACATTGTATGCGCGTACTGCCGACTATTTTATACTTTATAAGCTTGGGGCGCATTCCGATACCCAGTTCGATACTGGTGGGGGTACGGAACTACTTAGGATAAATGACTCAGAATTTACATACAAATTTAACAGAATTTGGCATACAGGAAACGATGGCCCAGGTTCTGGGTTGAACGCCGATTTACTGGACGGATTAGATTCCACAGCCTTCCTTCGGTCTAACACGAGTGATACCATTAACGGTACCTTAACTGTTTTAAACGGTTCACCAACTAACAACGGATTAGTCGTAGGTTCTTCTTCTAGTACAGCACATTCGGCTAGGATTTTTGTAACAGGGTACAGCACTAATTTACCTGCTGTTAGGTTAAACATTCAAGATTTAGCGCATCAGTACCAGATTATGATAGATGCCGACGAAAAGTTTAAAATTCAAGACATGACAGCTGGTGTGTTGCATTGGTCCAGCATCGGTGCTAATATTGAACTCCGACGACAAGTAGTCATCAATACAGAAACTACAGCAGAAGCGAAAGTATTACAGTTCAATATAAATGGTGCCTGGTTCCAGACTATCAATGCCGGTGCCTTCAGACTTCGTCACGGTGATACTGCTGTCAGTAGTCCTATTACGGTGTACAACGGAACAACTGGTAGATACCTTATTACCACCACTTCAGTGAATAGACCTGGTGTTACCCGTGTTTTTGCATCCAACAACGATGGTACCAATGAATTCGTAGATTTCAATGTAAAATCAGATGGTACCTTAACTTTAGAACATCCCACTCGTACGGTACGTGTTTCTGGTACACCGACCGCTATAGGTATATCAGACCTATCTAAAGCCAGTGGATCAGCGAGTGTGGTAAATAACACGGTTTACGGTATTAACATATATAGCTTCGGTGATTTGTATTTTTCCCCAAGTTCTGGGTCTGGTAGTGGGTATCAACAAATTGCCTATTTTGGTGCGGGTAGTACTGCGGGTAGAAGGAATAGATCTGAAGGATTTTCCGGAACGATATCTTGGAACTACCTTACTGGATCCGGCAATCCCCAAACTTGGGTTATACCCGATGACCGGGACAACATTGTTTCAATGTGGGATTCCGAAGACCCGATCAATGATTTTTTGGAAGATGAACCCCCCATTGAAGGTGGCATACAAATAACCCTACCAGAAATTGATCCAATACTATTACTGTTGGAACAACTAGATAAGAACCCAGTGCTTCCTTTATGGTTACCTAAGTCGAAGCTAAAGGATCTGCAACATCCTAATAAACTGGTAAGACGGATATTTAAGACGTATATGGACGCTAGACACGCCGATCGACATCCAATGACTATGCCCACAGAAGACGAAAATCTTGTCGAAGTCATAACCCAGGATAACGATGCAGTTAGACAGTTGTGGCGTCGTCAGCAGCTTTTACGCGCCATCAACAAAGTATATGCTGGTGTTGTAGCTGAATCCTTGAATGACTTGATAATCCGCTTATTCAAAGTAAACAGGAAGTCAAGAACATTGGAATTTAAATAAGACTTGCATTTTCCCAGAACCTAGGTTATTCTATAGAAGTAAACCCTTTATCCCCCTTTCTAATCGCCATCATGAAGAACCATGAAGCCCTTGAACTAGCCCTATTCGCCTTTAACAAAGGTGTCTTTCAGGCAGACAAAGCATTGTTTGTAAAATTTCAAGAAGCCGAAGATTTGATCGTTGAAATGATTAAGCAAAACAAAGCCGCAGAAAACACCACAGACACCACTGGTGCAAAGGATTAAACTATGATCGTAATTCCAGTTAAGCCCACCCCAGACAAAGCCGCTGATACCATAAGGATATTTACAGGGTGTTTAAACGTTGTAAACCGTTGTTTAGAATACAGGGTAGACACTTATAATACCGCAGGTCGAATCATTGACACTGATGATATTATGTTGGATGGAACAACATTGGAAAAATGGTTTAAAAATGGTGCTACCACCAATGACCTGGTGATGTTTACCTTGACTAAACTAAACCTTGAATCCGCTAGTACGGAATTCGTTTCCCCTATCCCAACTAAAACTACCAAAAAAGGCGCCAATTAAAATGCGAAATGAACAACTGCGTTGTACCGAAAAAGCAATCAACCTCCTGAACAAGGCGTTGATTCAATTGGAAAAAATCGAAGACTTAACTTGGGCTACCAAAGAAGTGCAGCAACTGATCCACGATCTACAGTACGAAATCGAAGCTAGCCTACGGAATTAATTAGGTAACTAAAATGGAAACTAAAGAACCGTCTGATTCTTATGCCCACCACGATTTTACCTGTCGACAGATTCTAAGGTATTCCACAGACTTAGAAGAAGACGACGATGCGAATCTTGGTGAGGTATTAGACGGTATCCTTGACCTAGACCTAATAGACTTCCGGGCGACTATACACCATTTCCTTAGTTATTACGCTGATGGGTTTGTAAAGACCCCGCCCGGATATCTTTTCTTTGGTCGAATCATGGATTACCTTGACAGCCAAAGCGACGAAATCAGTGCTGTGTTGTGGGAAGCAGTTATAGATTACTTTTTCACTAAGTTAATCTATGCCGGATTCGAACCGGGGAAGGATTTCAGTTCCCTCGAAGGATTACTATTTCTTTCCGATGATGCCAAGCAATTCTTAGCTGAAAATTACAATGCGGTACGGTTCATCGATGAAATGACCGTGGCCGGCAAGTATGGTGTTGCTGAATCAAGCAACCAGGACCAATGATATGGCATTAGATATTACTTATTACAAATATCGTATGGAAACTTCAGGACAGGTTTCGTTGCGTCGTAAAGAAGTAACATTGGGCGATGGTTATAGCCATAGAACTGCTGATGGTATTAACCCCGATGTTACAACATGGAACCCGACGTTCTTACTAGAAAGCTACGCGACAGCTAAGAACCTTATAGCTGACCTGAAGAAAAATGCTGGTGATATTGCTATATGGCAGTCCCAGCTAGACGATGCACCTAGACCTTATGTCATTGATCAATTCAATGTTGATATTCTTTCTGACCGCTGGTGTGAAGTGAGTGTACAATTACGACAATGGTATGGTGGCTAATATGAATGTACTTAAACTGATGTGTTTCATGGCGGTTGCCATAGTGACTGGAATCGTAGAAGCTACTGTGGATTTATTAAGTGGGAAGGTCATTGATGAATACGACGTATATGCCGAAGACGATTATGAAGAATTTTAGTACCCAATAACAGTAACATCGACGGTACCAGCGACCCTGTTACCTAACGAATTCAAAACTTCAATCAAAGGTCCTGCACCGAGGTTGAAGTTTTTGTCTACTATACGTACTGTTACCCCAGTGTCCCCTTGAATATACTGCAACGTAACGTTCACTACTTTTAAGACAACGTAGTTCTTGGTTAAAGGCAACCTGGTTCCCAAATTGCTAACCCTTAGGTCTTGGAACGTTTCAATTTGATCCGGTGCATCCACCAGTACTTTCAGTTCGGATACGTTAGCTGGTGCACCGGTGGGTTTAATAAAGAATTCTAAGTTATATTCTTCTTGGCTAGCGGTAGAAGCTACAGGGAATAAAACAAAGTCAGATGATTGTGACCACAATAAAGCAGCATCGTCTGTCCACAATAAAGCAGCATCATCGGTCCATAAAAGGAACGGTGATGCCTTGCGGTACCTGATGGCATAGTTACTGTCAGACACCGCATAAACCTTCATATCCCCCTTCTGGGTCGGTATGAAGCTGGTGATATACGATGCGCGTACTGTTGGATCAACTACATTCAAAACACCAGCAGTTGAATCATAGGTCATATTGTTTAAGGTACCGGGGAAACCTTGGGCCTTAAAGTCGAATTCTTGGACCAAGTTATCTACAATAGGGTCACCGAGGTTAACAACGGAATACACCGCTTGTTTCGATTCAAGGCCTGTTACATCGACAGCCTTGATTAGAACACTGTAGTTACCTTGACGAAATAGTTCTGTTTCAAAGGCTTTCTGGGAAGCAGGGATATCCGCAACAAAGTGGGAACTAGTCCAATTATAATTAGTCCCTACATTATACCTGACCCGGAATGAAACGACATCGGGTGCCATGTTGCTAGGAACGCCCCAATAAAAACGCTTCAATCCAGAAAGGTTTTGGTCCACTAGTAAATAGGTAAGGTCATTGGGCAAGTAGTTGTTAACGTCCAAAGTACTAGAAATGCCTGTGGGCGATTCTAATCCCGCTGAACTGTATGCTTTGACTATTACTGTTCTACCGGTTAACGGTTTGTTGGGTGGGATGGAAACGCTTTGTTTAGCCGGTGTGGTGTAAGTCAATACACCGTCGACGTATATACGGTAACCGGCAAAGGAAATGGGATAGGCCCTTGTATCGGTCCATTTAAGCACAATTCCACCGTCTGTTGCCAGTGTCTTTGAAATCTTGCCAAAAGGATCCGGCATCCCCAACTGTGCACTCGATAGGGAAGACGAAATACTAGTACTGGTAAAACGATTGCTGGTGTCGTATGGTTTGACGGCAATAGTGTGATCACCAGGGGTAACGAATATAGGATTGCTGTCCCTTATATCGATGTCACCAGTCTTATACTTAAGAACACCATCAATGAAAACACCGTATCCACCGGCATTATCGGGGTAAATTGTGTTATCTAACCATTGGACAATAATTGACCCATTTCCTTGGTGAACCACAAAGATTTCCCCTTGCGGTGCCGGTAGATAATAATCACCGGCTGCAATGAATAAAGACAGTCCAGTTATCGGTTCCATCCCTATGGTGTTAACAGGCTTCAATGTAATGGTCCTGTCGATCGGTTCCATTGGGATGGGATTGGTGAATTTATTTAAGGTAGTTAGTACCTTACCCCTGTCGCTGAAGTAAAGGTTATAACCCTTGAAGTTGCTAGGGTATGTAGTACTGTCTTCCCAAAAGAATTGCAACGATTTCCCGCCGACGTTTTTGAACGACATCGTTCCTGTCGGTGAGGGGGGACGTAATTCCGCACCGATGTCTATCTGAAGTCCGGTTTCTGATTCTTGTCCTGCTAGGTCGACCGATTTAACGGTAACGATGTAATCCCCGGGGACAACTCTAATGGGGCTGGAAAACTGCCTACTGGGGTCTACCTGTTGAATCGCCTTGGAACCCAAATAGATACGGTAGAATTCCAATCCAAAGGGATAATGCTGGGTATCCGACCAAGTAACAACATACCTTGAATCGGGTAAAAGGTCATACTGAATTTGACCTACGGGTGCTGGCGGTTTAGGTCTGACTGGAATAGCCATGGGGGATTCAACCCACACTGATGGTCTATTGAATACATCCACCGCCCGGACCCGTAGCTTATAACCAGTCTTTATTTCTGGTAGGTTTTCGTAAGCGACCGTTGTGTTGGTGGTACTAATTATTCCTTGCCATGCGCCATAAATGCCAGCCTTATACTGTACTTCATATCGAACAGTAAATGGATCAACGCCACCATTGTAAAGTGGCTGTTCCCATTCTAGCCTTAAATTGAAAACCCATTTTTCCTTCAACAGAACTGGATCGACATTGGGTTCAACAGCCCACGGAATATTCGGAACCTTGGGTGGAACAAGGGCAACCTTTAGGTCTTGTATCGGATCACCAAAGTCGATAAACCCATTCTTGTCTGGTGTATGTTCGATAGCAGTGATTTCGAATAAATTCGTATCCGATTCAACGATACTAAACACCCTAAACTGCTGGGCTTCCAGATTTGGTTCAGTTGCCAGCCAAACAGCATTTTTCTGCACCACTTGGGGAAAGGCAGAAGAAACGGCTAGTACATTGTCTTCTTTGTAGATTAGATTAATCTGTGACCCGGGTAAGGTTTCCAATGCCTGCGATGTTGATTGCCACCGAGGGGACAAACGACACCTGCCACCATTGTTTCTTAAGTGGAAGGCAAAGTGATACCTACGGGTACTATCGAAGGTGTAGGTAAAGCTGCGGGTCTTTTCCCCTACGGTGCCAGAAAAAGGAAGTACTGTTACACCATTAATTACCCAAGCGCAGTCGTCGTCATGCACTAAGGTTAACGTATACGTTTCACTATACCTTGGTTGCACGTTTGCCTGAACAATGACCGAATAGGTATTATCTGGTGTTGTCGCACCGTGACCATCGTTTGAACTGTTATGTTCAAACCTTGTACGGGTAAAGTCAGCTATCTTTTCCCCACCAAGACTACCGAAGTCAGTATCACTGTAGTAGGTCCAGTTTGTGCCGGTTTTGATTGGACCGAATGATCTGGTGGCCAGTGTACCATCAGGCATTGCAACGGATAACTGGTAGGTGATACCATATTCCCGTCTTATGGGTCTGTCTAGGGTTATTTGCGCATTGGCACTATTATAGGCAACTACCCTACCACCCCACTGCTTATTTGAAACCAATGGATCCATTATTTTTATAATGTCACCAGGCTTCAGCATTGCACCGTCTGATGGCGTCTTGAAGGTGACGGTTTGGGTGTCGTATTTTTCAGTAACCAAAGTCCACAGACCCAACCTTCGGGCCTGCCCCCTACTACACCCACCGAAGTCCACAAGGCTGATTGGATTGTACCCATACCTGTTGACAGAATCGGGAAGTTCTACGTATTCTACTTCAGTACGATAAAAGTTATTCGGATTCGACCAAGTAACCATGGCAACACTATGTCGGGCTGCTTTACCGGTCGCTGAATAGTTAAATGGAGGGTCGGTGATTTTTCCTGAATCATCGACACCCTGATAAACATTTGCTTCGGTAAACAGTTTAACAGCTTCAGCGGGTCTATCTTGGGTCGCAGTGATCGAACCATTAACCCAATACGCTGCACCCCGAAAAGCTGCAGCTAAAGAACCTAATACTTCATAGGCGTCTGCTTTGGTTCGAATATCTGGGGAACACCTGAATCTTGGTTCCATCCCGACACCAGGGATTCCACTTTCCACTAGTTCATCGCAGTACTGACCTATCCTGTACAAAGCCCATTTATCGATCTGATCAACATCGATGTATTGACCTAGCCCATATACCGGATTCGTTGCTAGATCGTAATAAATCCAAGCTGGGTTATCCGACCAAGCATATTCAAAGCTTCCATCCCATATGCCACCATAGGTTCGGGTCAATGGATTGTAATTGCTGGGTACACGAATAATCTTGAACTTACCCTTGAAAGAAACTTTGGGTAAGCTGGAAAAGTTTTCCGCACTGATCCTAATACCCAGAAGGGCACTGTTAGGATACCGCAGCTTCACATCTTCTATTTCAGTGTATGCTTGCCAAATCAGATCATTGGAAAGACTATTACTGTCGGAATCTGGTGTCAACCTTACTACCCGTATATCCCAAGGTCCTGCTGTTGTAAGGTTAATTCTATAGGATCGTTCATAGGGACTGGTGAATTTTTCATTTATCGTATCCCTCACCCTTTCAATGAAAGGACCATTTTGGGTACTCACCTGAATAACGTAGCTAACTGTGGTGCCTTCGATTTCACCGGTTTCCGTATCAACCTTCTGCAGGGTAGGAAACGAAAGTCTTACACGTACAGCATCTAGGTCCGGTGTAGTGATTGTACGCGTAACCGGACCGGTGGCTTTCTTTACCTGTACCCCTACGACAGATTCATTTTCAACGCTGGTGAACCCTGGAATGTGGGTTTGGGCTAAGGTACCCGGACGAAATTCAGCGACGACATCTTTGAAGTTATAGGTACCATCACCGTTCTTTACCGGAGTTTCATCGAAATAAACGTCCTGCAATAAATCGTCAGTGCTAGGTCCGACGATTTCCCCTTCGCAGATTAAAAATAGGGCATGTAATGATGACCTCGAAGCTATTGTCGTTGGAGTTTCACTGGCACCTTTACGTGACTTACCACCACCGCCACCAAATAAACCACCACCAGAAGCAACCAAGGTCATAACAAAACCATCATAAATGCAACAATTTACACAATCATTATATCATAAAACTGTGCTATACTATATGTTATGAATGGTTCAATGTACTGAATGTTAAGGACTTTATTGGTATGTGGGTTTATAGGAATGACAATAGCTAGCTGTCAGTATTCGACCCAGCGAAGTACTACTAGTTACGACAGTAGTGGGTCGAACAGTTTTCTAACCGCACGGGCAGCTAACGGTGCTAGATGTAGTAACACCACGTTTAACTACAGGGGTACTTTATTCAACGGTTTGTGTGTGAGTGACCCAATCGATATAACTACTGGGGAAGTGGAAGACTATGCCACAATATTGAAAGGTATTCAACATTACCGTGATGGGGACTTGATAAAGGCAAGGAACGAATTCATCAAATTGACACGTAAATACCCAGGTAACCCGGATTATAATCGCATAGTGAGGGCAATAAATGTCAGCTTAGCGGTAGATAAAAGTCCAGGCTATTTAGGTTATAATACACCTGACGAAGCTTTTTCTTCGATTACCGGCATTTCTACAAGACCGGGGGGGGCTTAGGTGAAAGGAACTAAAGGTGCGAAAGTGTACAAAATCGTCGGCGTTACATTGGTAGTACTTCTGGGTACATTAATGGTAGTGGCTTCGGTCCAAGACCATCTACTGGACAAAGGGGCTTCTGAAGAAGCTAAGGCCTATAAATCCTTAGTGGTGAAAAACCTGGACAGTTGGCGGTTGAAAGCCAGGTACCGATTCCAGAAAAACGCCGAAGAAATTTATCGGTTACATCCTGTGGCTTGTACTGTAGAAACCGTTGATACCGCCTTAATTGTCGACAGTTACATGACCGAATCACCCGACACTGATAGGGCTAGGTTAACCGACATCGTAACTGCATTGAAGGAATCATCGGTTGAATTTGGTTGCGACAAAGAACCCTAGTATGATAGGATGAACAAGTAATGATTAGATACAAACTAATGAATCAACTAAACCAAGATAATTTTCAGCTGGTTAACAGAATCAGTGAAGTGTATCCAGATACAGCGATGTTGAAGGACGTACTTAAAGCAGTAGGCATAGATGAAACCAATTGGTCGAAGCAAAATATCTACCTTCCAGTCCGCTACTTCCTTTTCTGTGCGGGTGCCTTTGTGCCAAACAAATACGCCCACGAGGGTATGACCTTTGGTCAACTTTTGAAAGTATCACAGAATTGGGATGAAGATAAGTTACTGTTGTTCTTCACTGAAATGCTGAACACAGCACTGGAAAAGAAAATGAAAAACCTTAGTTAAATTTCTTTGCTTTGTTTTTCTTTATTACCTAGCTACTACTGTATTTTTGTGGTATAATAGTACAGTAGTAGTTAGGTAAAGTTCTAGATGGCTGTTATTCACACCAGCTTCACTCGCGTACAATTAGCGGCATTAGCAGTGGGTTCCCGTGTACCTACACTGCATACGATCACTGTAGGTGTTGGTGGGGCTGCGCTGAACAGTAACACCATCCCTATCACAGCTTCCCCCGCATTCCTTCAAGCGGACCTTCGATTAACCTTCGACGGTGCTACTTATACTGTAGCAACCGATGTCCCAGTGGGCGGCACTACGATTACTACAGTTGAACCAATTAATCCCGCCATTGCTGCAGGTGCAACAGCAACCACGATTGCGCCGTTACAGTTCCTTGGTGGTGAAACTGCTGACATCGCCGTAGAAGATAGCTTAATTTCCACAAGGAACTTCCGTTCCGGTCCTTGGAATGAACAAGCGAAAGTAATGGTCGGTGTCACAGTTAGCTTGGAAGGACAGCTACACGACAACGACGTGGCCATTTCGAACATCATTCGACCCGCTGCATTTTCTTTGGAAAAGGAAGTATTCGCTGTGATTACCCGTAAAAACGGTGATGTGTACAGTGGGGCTTTCTTGGTAAACGGCTACAGTGAACCCACTGGGTTAGACAACATTGTTCGGGTTGCCTTTACCCTGTCCAGTCAAGATGCCGTAGCTATCCCCGCTGAAAGGGCATTGACATAATAATATAACATTCTATGAAATTAGAATACTTAGCTTCCCGTGGTAACCGCGTTTTTGTGATCAACGCGGATATCACGGGAAATATTTTGCAATGTAATGTTTTGTTTGTTTCAGAAGAAGTACCGGCCAGAAATGTCGTCAGTGCGTCAAGCAGGTCTTTTACCGTGGAACTACCTGAAGAATGTGTTATGAAGCCTGTACCCACTTTACTTACAGGGGATGTGGAACTGATGATTGTCAGTTAACCTTTGTATAAACTACCACCGGCTTGTTTTTCTTTTTGGATAGTGGCAATCACCCCTGCCCTCACAGCGTCACCGAAGCGCTTAGCACTGGTGGGGTCAACGTTAGAACCACCATCGATATTAACTGGTACGTTTATCTGGATGTTCGCTGATGATGCAACTGGTGTAGTACTGGCGTAACTACGTTCAGGACCGACAATGCCACCCTGGTTGAATCCCTTCACACGGGAACGGAACTGTTCATAAGTATTGGCACCCAATGTGTCGAACAAGGGTTTCACATCTTGCTTTCTAACGACCAATTCCCCGGGGGTAAGTACAGCAGGTACGGTATCTTTGTTGCCAGTTCCAGGGACGAATCCCCCAGTGGCAAACCCAAGTATTCCACCACCGCCACCGCCCATTAAACCTCCAAGGCCAAAACCTTTAAGAAGTTGGGTAATAGCCATCTTGGCTAAGAACTGGGTGATTGAACCTATAAGACCTTTGAAGGCATCTTTTAGCGACATCGTACCTGCCAATAGGCCTTCTAAGGCATTCTGCAAAGCCCCCACAGCATTTTCAGCAACGGCTTTACCTAACTGACCCACGGTATCATTTGCTTCGGCTTGTTTTTGGTTTAGTGCTGCTTGGGCTTCGGCTTTGGCTTTTAGGGTGTTGGTTTCTTGGACGTTGAGGGCAGTGATTTGACCCTGTAAAGCTGCAATCTGTTGTTGCGATGCCCCATATTGGTTATATAATTGTAGTAGGGATTGTAAAGCAAACCATTGTTCCCTGATGCCTACAAGATGTTTATCGAAGGTCAGGGTAAGGTCTTCCATTTCCTGTCTTTGACGACTGATCGGATCAGTGTCAATATAAGTGCGCATCAGTTGTTGGTACCCTTCAGCCAATGTCTTTACGTTGTTTACCTGTTCAGCAGTAATGCCACTGATTAGGTTACCCTGCGCATTATCGCGGCCAGCATAGATACTGTTACGTTGCCCCACTAAGGCATCTACGCGCCCTTCTGAATCGTTTATTTCCGATTTCCGTGTCAGGGTAGCCTGCAGTTCCTTTTCCCGCTGTATGGCCGTATCGATGCCAGTGGTCAGGTCATGGTAAGAAGTACGAAGACTTTGTAATTGGTCATTAGCTTCATCGTATTCGGTCTTCGGTCCATAGGACTGATTTAGTGAATCTAAACTTTCAGTGGTCGTTTTAACCAGGTCATCGTAAGCATCGATAACTTCTTGAATCTTGGCAACGTGTTCTTCATAGGTTTTGCTGGATTCCCCATAGGCAGCATCAACAGTAGCTGCATCGGCGATAGCTGCTTTCTTCCGTTCTTTGTTTTTTTGGTCAGCCAATGATTCAGCCGCGGTCATGATACTGGAAATTTGCGCTGCGGTTTTCAGTCCCTCATTGCGGGTTCTTTTTTCAATATCAGCAGCAGAAGCGGTACCTTTGACTTTATCTAGTTCACTGAGGGTTTTACTGGGGGTAGCTAAGTCAGATTGTTCTGGCCCACCCTCGCCAGTACTATTGGTCAACTGTTGGTATATCCTGCGGCTGTTAGTTGTAGCTTCCGCGGCACCTGGTAGGGAAGTCCATTGATGGCGCAGAATCTTAAATACCTTACCCCACTGACCTGCGTTCACTTCATCAGCAGCGCCATGCTGTTTTACCCAGTAGGTGAATGCCTTCAACGCCGTTTCATAATTGCTGGACCAAGGATCGGCACCAGAACCTCTTATAGCAGATTTCCTTGATTCTGGCATAAATTGGAAGAACCCACGGGCACCTGCAGACGACACCGCATTGGATCTACCACCGCTTTCGGCTTGGGATACAAGCTGGGCGAACTTACGCATATTGTTTCCACCAGCGGAACCTACAGACCCACCAGAACCCCCACCAGATATCCCCAACTTGCCACGGATCATTCCATCTACCCATTGGTCAACCAAGTGTTCTGGACCTTCGACGTGTACGTGAGTGCCAGTGGACCTACCGGTGTTTCCTTGAATACCTATTTTTTGACCCAACTGGACCTTTTGACCGGTGCGAACTAAAGCTTTTTCTAGGTGACCGAATATCATCCGGACACCATTGTTTATAACTTCGACGAAATTACCATAGCCCCTAGGATCGTTGCCTACCCTAGCAGTCCCCGACATCCCAGACGGTACCGGTACGTTGTTGGAACTACCGCCACGGAACAACGTCACATCGCGGGCAGTCCCTCGGCTAGTTTTTTGGTAGGTATGATGGGCACCTAACTGGTTAGAATTATTTATGAATCGTCCACTGTTCCATACCCTGATAGGTCCACCAAAACCTACGCCGGGTTCTGAAGGACCACCAGCACCGAACGGTAGGTCGGGAATCCAATCCTGCATTTCTTTGAACTTGTTCTTTACCCAGTCAAAGAATTGGGTAAACATCCCCCTTACAGCAGTAACAGTCCCTTGGAAGGTTTCCTGTAATGTCTTAGCGCCGGTCTGTGCCATGTTAACAAACCCATGGCCAATGCCGGTCAACATCTTATCAATCTTTTGTCCTCCCGATATCATTGATTTGATGAAATAACTTCTTGCTTCATTCAGGAAAGCAAAGTGCTTTTCAACAGCAATGTCACTGCTGCGCCACATCTGCAACATCCGACCACTAAGAAAGGCAACTTGCTTCTTAAAGTCTTCATGTCCGGGTTGGACATAGTTGGCAAAGTGCTTAGAAACAGAAGCATCAGCCGCTTTCCACATCCCTAGTAGGAAGTTCTTCGCATCGTTCAGCATTACAATGAAGCTACTGACACGACTTATCATTGTCGTAAATACGCCGATTCCTGGTTCAGTGTTTTTAACTACGGTTAAGGCAACAACAGCGGCAATCTGTAATGCGACACCTAATGCTTTAGCAACTAACACAGCCGCTTCTAGTACCTGGGGATTTTGTTTTAGATACGTGGTCACTCCGTTAGCTGCTTCCATCGCCTTATTTAGTGCGAAGACAATGGCATCAGTAGCTAGTTTCGTCAAATCAAGTTCAGGTTTTATACCAGTCAATTGCTGGGCCACTTCCCCCCACATTACACCTATGGCAGTAGTGGCGCGTTCCCATGCCATACTGATGTCTTTGTTTTGTGCTAATTTTTCGACAAAAAGACCTGCAGCGGCCGTGGCATTAGAAATAGAAAGAACAACACTATCCACCCCTGGTTTAACAACTTCAAATAACTTTACCCCTAAGTTTGCAAAAGCATCGGACAGGTTAGAAATTCTACCAGACGTTGTACCGGCTTTTTCTTCCATCATGCCATAGAACTGGCCGCCTTTACTGGTAGCGTTAACAAACATCGTATTAACAACGTCAGCAGTTATTTTGCCCTCCGACGCCATTTGCCGCACACCAGCATTAGTCGTCCCTAATTGTTCCGCTAAAAGTCCCCAAACGTTAAAACCCGTATTGCCAATTTGATTTAAATCCTGTGTATAAGCCTTCTGGTTACCTTGAATTTGGTTATAGACATAGGCTAGTTGGCTTAACGGTGCACCTACCCCTGCGGCTACATCCCCTAACATCTTTGTCTTACCAACCAGCTTATCAACGTTCTGTTCATTAGTTGAAAGCATGACTGCAGACCTTTGCAGATCCGTTAACTCAAATGGGGTAGATGCTGCTAAGGTTTTTAGTTTGCCGCCAATTTCATCAGCCTTGTCTGCACCCTGAAGTAGCACCTTCATGGTGACAGCGAAGTCTTCAGATGCAGCACCCGCAGATATTATCCCTGCCCCCATAGCTTTAATCGCACTGGAAACGTTCATTACCGCATTCAATGCAGCGCCAGCTAATGCGGTGGTCAGTCCTGTTACACCGGCTTGCATTAAACTGAATGAACCAGCGGCTTTGGTAACGTTTTGGGTAACGTTCTTTTGGAACGCATTACCCCAGTTAGAACCCGCGATCCTGCCACCGCTGCCTGCATTCTGGGTAAAGGTGTCAACAGCTTTAGCTGCTGGACCTTTGTGGATATTTTGTATCGCATCATTGAATGTCTTACCCCAGCCAGTACCAGCGGTCTTACCTGCGGTAGCTGTATTCTGGGATAAGGTGTCTACAGACTTCGCTGCTTGACCGGTGTGTAAATCCTTTAAAGCGGTATTGAAGGACTTGTTGAACCCGGTACCGGCTTTACCTGCTTTGGCTGCAGCTTTGCTTTCGAATTGGTCTAATGCTTTATCTGCGTCCTTGGTGCTGGCGCTGACTATATATCTGAGTTCGCCGACAGTTGTCACAACAAAACCCCAAGGTACAAATTCACAATTGTATTATACCACAAACCATAATGATAACACAATAAACTACCCAAAGTAAATACGTTGACAGTTATTGAATAACCGTAGTATAGTTAAGGGGTAGTCAGTGGAAACACTTATGGAAACCCAAAGAACCGAAAAAGGAATCGTCGATGTTGGTAGCGTTGAAGCGTTCATTAAAATCTTCAAACGTAAATACAACAAACCCGACGTTGATCATATGATGGAAACCCTGAAGGATCTAGTCGACGACTACTATAAAGGAAAGTAGAAGAAATTAAAAACCCCCTAGTGGATAACCACTAGGGGTTTACTTGTTGTTTATTACCTGCCACTATAACTTAGTCATCTTCATCCATGTCAGTGTCAAACCCTAAAATGTATATACGGCTATTTATGGAATCCACTAGGTTACGCGTTAGATCAGCTTTTACCTTCTTAGATAGATAATTGTTTTCGCCGACTTGGTCAATCAGATACAGCATCATGCTAATAACATTACAGTGGTCCTTATCCTGCAGAAGTTCTTCTTCAGGGAATTCTTCGAGGGGTTCTAATTCGTCGGAATTTTGGCTGTACGCAATTTCTAATTCATCAAGTTCCTTTTCTAATTCTTCATCAACTTCGGCATCCATTTCGTCATCGAATTCTTCATCAGGTTCCGCTGTAATTTCGACAGGGGAATTAATTACACGTTCTTCGGGAACAGAATCCATAGCTTCGACCGGTGTAGTGTTTATTCGATCAAGGACTTCTTCATCGGGAATACTGTTGTCTACAATAGGTTCTACGGAGGTCGGATTATCGAAAGATTGCGCTTGTACCAGGGTTCCACCAAGACCGGAATTAGGGATGGAAGATTCCTGGATTTCATCATCTGGCATATAATTTCCTTAACTGCAACAACATTTACATTGTAGCATACAAAGTAGCATCTATACTACAGTTTATTTTGATAGGCTTTATATAAATATTCTGTTTCAGGATAACGCATGGTCAGTTGTTCTAAAATACCTGAACTGGTAGGGGCGATGTGGATAAAATCAGAACCAGGGAATTCAAGCATCAGCCGTCGTTTGGCCAATTTCAAATCCGATACCCGATCCCATTGAACTAGGCGAATTACCCACGTCTTTTCAATAGTGGCATTACCTCCAAGCATAAATTGTAGCGCTTCTTCTGGTTCATCTATGACGACTTCAATACCTTGCCGCTTCCATGTTGGGTTAGGTTCTTTAGACCCAATCCAAATTGACGGTACTTGGGTTCCATCGTTTCTAACGTAGGTACCCAGAACATTATGCAATGCAGCTACTAACCGTGACTTCATTGCTTGTATAGGCAACCTGAAATCGGTGTCTTTAGCGAAGGTCATTGGTAATTAGAAGGTCTTACCTTGGGGGTTTTGTTCTGTAGCCCCAGACGTACTGGTAACATATTCCACATATTCAACGTCTGATGCATTGGTTGGGTTCTTTGGTCCAGCAGTGACCGAACTTGTGGGCTTTGATTGGGGGCTAGGTTGCTTTATAAGTGCTGCTTCCTGCTTTGCTGTGGGGATACTTTGACCCAGCGTCAACACTACCCTGGTGGGCGTTGAATCGGGTAAAGCACCTACAGCTTCAAGGCCAGCGAA